TGATTAAGATTGGAAAACTGCTTAAAGATGATATTGACCCAACATGCGAAGCTATTGCGCATCGGTATTTCATTGGAGGCAAGAATATCGTCATCAATTACAAACCATTGAATACTTCGTTACCACGTGATACGAGTGGTATAGTTGATCGTGTATCTTCAGCCGCAGTTGGTAGTAGGAACTCAATCACGTACTGGGCATTGATGCGTGCTAAAGAAGCGAACGACGAAGATCTGGCAGAGGAAATTTTGCGGGCATCACAGTGTAACGAATCAAAAATTGAGAGATTCGCCAGAAGATGGGATAATAGTAAAATTTAGGGGGAATGGTTATGATTAATAGTGAAGAAGAAATTTGGCGGGCGCATCCTGAATACACAGGAACAGAAGTATCAACGTTCGGTAGAGTTAGAACACTGGATAGAGTAGTTCCGTGTAGAGGAAATGGAACGCGGTTCGTAAAAGGGCGGATTTTAAAGCAATATAGTGACAAAGGTGGTTATTTGCAAGCGCAGATTAAAGTTAATGAAAAATGGATTATGAAAAGAGTTAATCGGCTGGTTGCTCAAACCTTTATTGATAATCCAGACAATTTACCAATGGTCAACCATCGTGATTGCAATATAAAAAACAACCACGTCGAAAATTTAGAGTGGTGTACTGCTTCATATAATGCTCGGTATCGCGAGAAATATGGAGTTTCACGAATGAAAGCGGCTGGACATCCTTTATTTGCAATCAATCTAGCTACGCTTGAAGTTTCTAAATTTCCTTCACAAACAGAAGCTGGTAGAGCGTTTGGGGTTTTACAGACAAGCATTACTGCTGTTATCAAAGGTAGACGAAATCAAGCCGGCGGATTTTGGTTCGTGAATGATGACGGCCATGCCTTAGACGTTGTAAAAAGCAAACTTCATGACATTGGCGGAATTGGATTAAAAATAAAACATCGAGCAAGAATTTAAAAAATATGCAATTTAACTTTACAAGTGAAAGAGTTAGAGTTATAATAATAACATAGATTAAAGGAGGTTATAAATTATGCGGAAACATGCTAATGAAGATTTACGTTACATGTCGTATCGAATTCCAAATAGATTGATTGCAGATAAGTTAGGAATCACCGCTCAGGCTTACATGAACATGCTAGTCGATCCATTGAAGCAAGAAAAGCACGATCAAATTGTTGGAATTATTGAAGAACTCAAGGAGGAAATTAAAAATGGGACTATTGGATAAGATTAAGGAAAATGCGAATAACCGGATCAGTAACGAAGATTTACCGTTAGGCAATTATGATGGTGTATTAAAGAATATTAAGCACGGCAATGCGGCTGATTACGAAGTATGGCGTTTTATTTACGAAGTCGAAGACCAAAATCATAAGCCAGCAACTTTGGTCGACACGATGTTTGTTAACAGCGATCCGGAAAAGAATGAAAACCAATTATCTTTTCGGATTGCGCCATATTATGAAGCTGGAGTGATCAGCGATGAGATTGTTGAAAAAGCTACTGGCAATCTTGAAGGATTTTTCGAATGGTTGGTAAAACAGATGATCGGCACTGTTGTGACAGTTAAATTATCCGAAGAAACTTACAAAGGTAAGTCACGCCGAAATGTAACCTTGCAAAGCGTTAATACTGATACAATTAAAGACGAAGACGATTCGATTCCGTTCTAAAAATAGGTGAAAATAATGACAATTTATAAACAGATTCCTGGTTATGAAAGGATTTATGAGGCAGGGGAAGATGGGACTATTTGGAGCTGTGAGGGAAAGACAACATTTAGAAAATTAAGTGATGGCAGCATTCAAAAACGAGTTTGGAAACGTCGGAAGTTGAAGCCTTCATCCAAAAAACGTCCGCGAAGTACAAATTACGATTATCGAGTAGTCCTTTGTAAGGATGGAACAGACAAAATATTGTCATTAGCACGACTAGTGGCGATGACGTTTGTACCTAATCCGTATTGCAAACCGTGTGTTAATCATATCGACGGAAACACCTTCAATAATCAGCCGAGCAACCTAGAATGGTGCACTTACGCAGAAAATAATGAGCATGCTTTTAGAACCGGACTTAACAAAAGCAGTAAATCGGTAAAGCTCGTAAGTAGTCGAAATGGATTTACGAATGAGTTTTATAGCATGGCACAAGCTAGCAAATGGTTAGGGTTCGGTCGTAATTATATTTCAAGACTATTGAGAAAAGGAATTACATCTGTTGGTGAGTACGAAATCATCAGATTAAAATAATGATGCTAAATTCTAAAAAATAAAGGGCTGAAAAGCCCTTTTATTGTAGGTGAAATTGATGTTTAAACTATACGATTACCAACAAAAAATGATTGATGATGCGCGTAAATTAATGAAGTCAGGAATTAAGAATATTGCCATGATAGCCCCTCCAGGAGCTGGCAAGTCGGTTCTGATAGCCGAGATTGCGCGGATGACAACAAGACGTGGCAAGCGTGTATTGTTTCTCGTCCATCGTCAAGAATTGGTGGATCAGATCAAAGAATCTTTAATTCAGCAGGACGTTTCGCCGGAGTTGTCAAGCGTCATGATGGTTGGTAAGGTTAAAAACCATATTAATGATTTGCCTAAACCGGATTTAATCATTACCGATGAGGCACAACACGCACGGGCGAAAACTTATATAGACATTTTCAAGCATTGGCCTGACGTACCACGGTTAGGTTTTTCTGGTAGTTTATGGCGTATGAGTGGGGCTGGTTTCGATGATATCTACCAAGGGATTGTATACGGGCCAACTGTAAGGTGGTTAATAGATCACGAACATTTAGCACCGTTCACGTACTATGGCGCTAAGTTGTTCGATGACAAAAAACTAAAAAAAGCACACGGGGATTTTACACAAGCGTCAATCAAGGATGCGGCTACAGATACTATTTTTGGTGACATCTATGACACGTGGCACGATAAAGCTTCTGATCGCCGTACAATTGTTTATGCGTACAGTACCGAGCACAGTAAGGAAATAGCCGCAGAGTTCCGTAAACATGGTGTAAAGGCCGCTCACGTTGATTCTAAGACACCAAAAGCTGAACGCGATAAGATTGTGGCAGCGTTCCGCATTGGCGAAATACAGGTTTTATGTAATTATTCGCTTTTTGATGAGGGGTACAACGTTAAAGAATGTTCGTGCTGCGTGATCGCACGTCCGACCGCTTCTATGGTATTCAACATCCAATCAACCATGCGGTGTATGCGCTACTTGCCAGGTAAGCAAGCAATCATTATTGATCATGCCGGTAATTATATGCGCTTTGGGTTGCCTGATGATCAGCACGAATGGAATCTATCTGGAAGAAATTCTAAAGGGAAAGTCGATGCACCAGATATACACACGTGCCAATATTGTTATCAAGTATTCTATGAGTGGACATCAGACAACCGCTGTCCGTACTGTGGAGAACTTAAGCCAGAAGTAGATCCGCGGACACCAGAAGGCAAAAAGAAGATTGAGCAGGCGAAAATGATTGAGATTGCTAACCGTAATGTTGAAAAAGACGATAGCCTAATTTCAATCTACGAACATTTTAAAGCACGCAAGATCATGAACATTGGTGATGTTCACCGTCCGATCAATGCTGCAATTAGGCAAAAAGGCATATGTGGCAGTGACGAGCTGAACAGGTTTGCAACATATTTAGGTGTTAAAAAGAATTATGTGTTTAGGCTTTACAACCATAGGTATTAGGGTTATAATACTAATATAGTCAAAGAAAGGTTAGTGATAGTTGGAGGTGTAATAACGTATGGCGATTAAAGGAGCAGAAGCCGTTATTCAGGACAGCATAAGAGTAGCCTTGGCACAGGCAGGTTACATCGTGTTTAGAGCTAACGTTGGCAAGGTAAAAACGGCTGATGGACGATGGTTCGATTCAGGATTGCCGACAGGGTTCCCCGACTTGGTTGGCTACAAGCCAGAGAACGGCCGGATATTTTTTATCGAAGTAAAAACGAAAACAGGACGCAGGAGAAAAGATCAAGTAGCGTTCGCGAACGGATTAAAAGACAAACACGTGATCTACGGCGTGGCACGTTCAGCCGAAGAGGCCGTAGAAATTGTGAGATACGAATTGAAAATATTGGGGGATTAATTGGATATGGATTCAGAGATTAATAGTTATGTCGTATTACAGGAAAATCAACCAACTAAAGTATTCATTGATAAGCAAAAAGCTAATGATTATGCCAATAAATATCATGGCACAGTGGAAGTGGTTAAGTTACGAATTGGAGGATAAACATGTTAATTAAAATATCAATGTTCATCGCAGGGTATATAACTTTTGTATTGTTTTTGGGCAAGCTGCTAAGTATGAATGATAAGGAAGTGTGAAATAAATGAAAACGAGTGAATTTAAACGGGAACTGAAAAAGATTGGTGATTATGAATTTGATGGTAATCGAGTACTGGCGGCCGGTGACAGTTGGCTTGCCTTCATTAGCTCAAAAAATCGGAACACAATTGATACGGAAGGTGCCGTATTTGACGTTTCTGACGAACTGTTCAAATTAGTATATGAATACGCAGCAACACCGATTAAGGAACGGGAAGATGAGAAACGATATTATGTGCGGGTGATTTTAGAAGATTCTGTTTATTTGGGATCACCAAAAGGAAACTCTAGCTACTTTGTAATAGATGATATGCACGGATTAGACAAGCACAGTTGCAAAACTATTTTCACCGAATCAGAAATCGAAGAAATGAAACGCAATCCTAGTCTGGCAATCGACTGGAATAAGGCACTGGAAGAAGTGGATGGAAATGAGTAAAACAGTTGTGTTAACAGACATTCAGCGAAAGTTAATTCATGAAACGGTTGATGATTTTTTAAACCGCAATCCTAAAATACAAGCACATCATAAATCAGGAAAACCCAGAGAAATATTAACGATTGAGGCTGATGTTGAGGAGGCAGAAAAATGAAGATACAAGTAATTAATGAATTAAATAATGATCCTGTTTTAATTATTTTTGATAACGCTAAGACTAAGACTAACAAGTTTAGTATTGCAAAAGATCAATTACTAGGAGACACAAATTTAATAGCAGAACAGTTAAGGGAATGTGCTCGTGAATTAGTCAATTATAGAACGGAAAAATCTGAGAGGTAGAAGACTAATGAATTGGGAAACAGAAATCGTGAAATTGGAGGAAGAAAAATGAAACGAGAGATTAAGTTCAGAGCGTGGGACAACGAGTGCAAGGTAATTAGGGAATA